CTAGGGATGAAAAATCAGAAAGTGGTTTTATGGTAGATAAGTATTGTCCTATAGTGTATTCTTATAATACAGATCAAGCAGTAGATCATTCTATATTGAATGATTATAGAGTAGTTGTACATTATGTACAATTAGATAAGGAAAAGAATATTAAGGTTGTGAAACCTCAAGCTACTTGGATGACTAGCGAACTAGCTATTTATAATTATTGGACAGGACGTGTAGATAGCTCACATGGTAAGATGAAACAGATTGCAGCTATACAACGCATGAAGGCAATGCAAGGATTCTTAACTAAAGAAGTTAAAGCAAGGTATCTGTTAAATACTATAGGATTACACAATAAATGCTTATGTTTTGCTAGTACTCAAGAACAAGCAGCAAGAATATGTCCTGTAACTTATCATTCTAATAATAAGTTTTCTGAATCTAATTTAGAAAAGTTTAAAGTTAGTAATGGTATGAATAATAAATTATGTGCAGTAGAACAATTATCAGAAGGAATTAATATACCTAATCTAAAGTTTGGAATTATCTTACACTCTTACGGCAATGAGAGAAAAGCTAGTCAAAAGATATTTAGGTTTCTTAGATTAAATCCTGATGATTGTAGTACAATACATATATTATGTTACAAGGACACGATTGATGAACAATGGGTTAAATCTGCATTAGAAGGATTTAACCAAAATAAAATAACATACTTATGATTGAACAAATTAGTGTAGACTTAAACAAATTATATACTAATAAACTAAAGATAGAAGAATGGTTTATTTTATATTGTTTAGTCAACAAAGAAGAAGAAATACTTGTGAAATATGTTTACAATTGTGGAACAATTAACTCACAAGTATTTTACAATTTAAGAGATTCTGGTTTTATTGTGCTTAAAGATGCATTAAATTGCACTTTTGATAGTATAAGTGTGACAGAAATCACAAAAAACATATTTAATGTGCAAGATAATGCATCTTTTGATGTATGTTTTAGAGAATTACTGTCTACTTATCCTAACAGTGTTAAGAGAATTACTGGAGGTACAAGAAGATTACATAATGATTTAGTAAGATGTAAGAAACTATATAAATCTTGTCTGGTTAACAATAGTATAGATATAGAATTACATAAGAAAATATTATTATGTGTCCAAAAGTACTACAGAGAGCATCTAAAAGACAATAAACAGGAATTTATGCAGTTATTAGCTACATTTCTTTCTCAAAGAACTTGGGAACAGTATATTAATGAAGTTAGCAATATTGAAGTATTAACTAAAGATACAAAAAACTATGACGCAATTTAAAAAAAGAATAGCCCAAGGTCTTGCTGGTGAATATGAAGGATTAGCTAATGGATTTAATAGAATTAACGATTATATTTATAATACGCAAAGAAGTTGTTATACTTTAATAGGTGGACTGTCAGGAAGTTCTAAAACAACTCTTTGTGATTTTATAATATTAAATGGTATTCGAGATGCTAGAGCAAAAGGAATACCTTTAAATGTAACTTATTATTCTTGGGAAATTGATGAAATTTCTAAAAAAGCTAATTGGTTATCTATTATTATATATAATAAATATAAAAAAGTTATTTCTCCTCAATTAATAAAAGGAATGGGAAAACTAAGAATGAATTTAGAAGAGCAAGAAATTGTAGATTCTGAATTACCTGAATTAGAAGAAATATTTTCACAAATAAAATGGCACTGGGTTCCTACAAATCCTACAGGATTGTACCATGAATGGTGGACAATAATGTCAACCAAAGGTACTTTTGTTAAAGAGCCTTATATTGATGAAAATAATGAAACTAGAGAAAGAATTATTAGTTGGACTGCTAATAACAAAGAAGAATACAATATTGTAGTTTTAGATCATGCTAGTTTGTTAAAATTTGAAAGAGGATTTACTCTAAAACAAAATATGGATAAGATGTCTGAATATATTGTTGGTTGTAGAAATATGTTTAATATGACATTTTTTATAGTACAACAATTTAATCAATCTCTTAGTAATATTGAACGAGTTAAATTTAGAGGTGTAGATCTTTCACCAGAACAAAATGACTTTCGTGATTCAGGTAACTTGTATATAGATGCAGATGTAGTATTAGGTTTATTAAACCCTTATAAAATGCAACTAGAAACAAGCTTAACTTACAATATTAATGTTGAAGGTTTTCCTGGTAATTTACGTGGAAAGTACAGACTTCTTAAAGCCATTAAAAATAGACTTGGTGCAGATAATATATCCATCGGATTATATACTAAGCCTGAAGCTGGTTACTTTGAAGAATTACCTAGAGAAATGACAACAGAAGATTACACAATGTACTTAAACAAGTAAAATGGGAAGAATTATCTTAGCTATCGGAAATCCTGGTAGTGGCAAATCTAGAGCCATATTAAATCTAGATGAGAATACAACTCTATTGGTTAAACCTAATAGAAAAGAACTACCTTTTAAGGGTGGTGCTGTGAAATACAGTACAGAAAAAGGCAATGTAGTAAATTGTTCTACGTTTCCAGAGCTTAAAGTTATACTAACAAAAGCTAATGATGGTACAAAATTCAAGACAATTGTTGTTGAGGATTTTACTCACTTTTTAACTAACAGAGTTATGGCTGATGCCAAAATTAATGGTTTTCAAAAGTGGTCAGATTTAGCTGTTGACGTATTCCAAGGCTTAATTAAAATGGAAGAAAAGTTGCGTGATGATTTAAATGTGATAGTGATAGGACATACTGAAAGAAGTACCAATATAAATGGTGATACAGAAATTACTTTACAAACTGTAGGTAAGTTATTGGATAACCAGATTAAGATTCCTTCTTATTTTACTTATGTTCTACATGCTGATGTGAAAGAAGTAAATGGAAAAATGGAATATTCATTTTTAACTAATTATGATGGCTTAAGACTTGCTAAATCTCCAGAAGGATGTTTAGATAAGTTTGAACCAAATGATTATAAGTTAATCTTGGATAAAATAGCAAAATATCAATTAGGAGAATAACTTCTCTTAAATTAAATTATTAAACAATTAAAATATAAAATTATGTTCAATTTTGAAAACGCAGAAGTATCTAAAGGTAATTACAAAGAAACTATTAAACCAGGTATTTGTATTACTAAAGTAACAAGTATTACTAATGGTCTTAGTACACAAAAACAAACTCCTTATTTAGAGTTTACAGTAGAAGATAGTCATGGTGCTGAATTAAAGCAACAGTATTATTTAAGTACAGTAGTTAATCCTGGTAAACAAAAATCAGCTTGGGATATTTCTAAGAATGCAATCTTAGCATTAGTTGCAGCATCTAATAATTTAGATGAAGCTACAGCTAAAACTAAAATGCCTAATGCTAAATCTGCTGAAGAATTAGCTCAAAAATTAGCTATGTTAGTTATTGGTAAAGAGTTCAGATTAAAAGTTAATGGTGAAGAAAAGATCTCTCAAAAGGGAACTAAGTATGTAGCTTCTTCTTTTGGTAATGGTGTATTCTGTGAGTCTAAAGCAATTGCTGAAGCAGATAGTAAATTATTCTTTAATGCTGATAAAAATGTTAAGAAATTAGCTATTGAACCAGCAACTGATAATGCACCTCAAGCAGGATTCTCAAGTCCAGCAGCAGATTCAGTTACATTCTAATTTGTCACATATTTTTGTATATTTGTGACAATAAATAATTAAGTAATAATAGGTGGCTAGAAACTATTTGGAAACTTATGGAGCATATGTCTAGATAAATGCATCTGTTACAGCCTATTATTACTTTTTAAAAATTAAATTATGTTCAATTTTGATAGTGCAAGTTTACAAATAACAAAAGAAGAAATACTTAAGTATGTTACAGAGTTACAGATATTAGAAAGATATTGTAGTAATTATAATTCATTAGAATCTAGTTTTAAATCAGAATTTTATAATGATAGAAATGCAAGTTGTAGAATAGTAATCAGTGCATCAGGAATACCTTATTATAAAGATTTTGGTAATGGAGATTATTTTCTAGCATTTGATTATGTAAGTAGAAAATATGGATCTAACTATCATGAAACTTGTAATATCATTGCTAATGACTTTGGGTTAAAAGATAGTAACTTTAAAGTTACCCCTCAATTATTGTTAAGTAATGATGCTCCTAAGTTAGTTAAAGTTAAATCTAATATTCAAGTAGTTGTAAGACCATTTAACATGTTAGATTATCACTATTGGAATCAATATCATATTTCACTAACAACTCTACAATTCTTTAATGTCAAAGCTTGTAAGAATGTATATTTAGTTAAAGGAGATAAGCATTATGTATTTAATCATAAGAATGATAATCCTTTATATTCTTATAAGTTCTTTAAAAATAATTCTGAGTATCTTAAAATCTATAGTCCTTATTCTATTACTAAAGAAGGTAAATGGTTAAGTAATGTAGGTGCAGATTGTTTACAGGGTTATGATCAATTACCTGAAACTGGTGATATATTGTTTATAACTAAGTCACTTAAAGATGTTATGACTTTCTATGAATTTGGATATTCAGCAGTAGGTTTACAAGCAGAAACTAATAAATTAAGTAAAAAATCTTATAATGAATTGGTTAAAAGATTTAAAAGAGTTATCTTAGTGCTTGATAATGATGATCAAGGATATACCTCTACTGGTGATTTCTTATTAGAATATGATGTAGAGTTTTTCTTTATACCTGATGAAAAAGATATAAGTGATTACATTAAAAAATATGGCTATAAGAAAGCTTTTAACTTAATTAAAAAGAAACTAAAATGATAAATTTAAATTGGCAACAATTTGTTGAAAAGTATTCTCCAATAAAGAATACATTTGTAAAAGATGCTGCATGTGATGGACACTTATTTCAAGATACTGATCACTTAAAAAATATTCCTAAGAATAAAATATGGACACTATTAGATAATAATGATGGAGAAGATATGTTTATTCTTAATGGATTATGGTTTATTAATGCACTAGGGTATTTAGTAGCAAGAGATGAATATACTTTAGAAGAAAAAACTGAAGTAAGATTAGAAGATGGTTATGAAATAAAAGAATAATTATGGAAAAAATAAAAATAAGTTTCGAGCCCACGGAGTCATGGAATCATGAAGATTTTAGACAATTAATTAAAGGTATTAAAGAAAATGATTATTCACATCTAGGATTTGAATATGAATTATGGATTATCACTACAAATGATAGTTTAAATTATATCAATGCAATTGCTAGTCAGTTTGATATTCCATCAGAAAGAGTTCAAATGTGTTTAAATGACTCTACTAAAGTAGGTATTATTATATTAAATA